CTTTCATTCGCCTTGCTATTAACTCAGCAGAGCCCAAAGTCCTTAGACCTGGTTCGTAAGATTTCTCAAGCGATAAAAGTCAAGTTCATCGTTCGCGATGACCGTGACTGGCTTGAGTAAGTCCAACGGGATAGCCGACGGTAAATCAACGTTTTGTACCTGCTTGACAAAAGCAGGGTTCCGGAAGATCCTTCTCTTGAAGGCTTTGAATTTCTTCCAGGGGAAACCTTGATTTTCCGCAACAGAAGTATCCACCTCCAGTTGATCTGGAGTCAGGGTACTTCTTACCATCTTGGCACCGTGCTGCTTGGCAGCGAACAACGGTACACGGACAAGTCTCCGTCCGTCATGGAGCCGAGCTTTCTCTCGGAACTGACGCTGGTACTTCTCAAAGAGATAAATCAGCTTATCAGTGGTCGTAGGCTCAGCTGAGAAGCTGTCGCCTAAGCCTCCATGACTTACGGGAACATCCAAATTACGAGGGGTCTTCAAAAGTTGTTTCTTCGAGAAATATCGGATAAAACCTTTTGAAAATCCCCCTTCCCTTAATGCTGTTAGATAAGTTGCTGTTTCATCAGCCAACCTACTAGCACAAGAGAACTTTCCAGTAGGAGCCTTCTGGAGGAAAGAACCGCGTTTCTGATAGAACTGGGAATCGATTGATACCCACTTCTTGGAATCGTAGTTCTTACCGACAGATGGTTCTAAACCAACATTGTGTGCGATATTCTTCCAACGCCGAATAACATCAGGCGTGTGATGGAAACAAATATCGTCACCGTGAATTAAAGATTTTGCGTTCTCTAGACTTTCGCCTGCTGCCTCGCAGTAAGTGAAAGCATTGATCATGCAAAGAATAGGAAATGAGAGCAGAGAACCCATAAGTTGGCCGTTTGTTTGGTAACAATCAGACAACTGAGCTTTCTTCGGGTACACAATTCTGTGCACACCCCCCTCCCACTTAATGAGGCGAGCGAGGTCCTTATCAATGACTTGAAAGGCCCCCACTAACTCCTCGACCACCACCTGTGAGGCATCGAAATGAAGCCCATCAGTGGCAGCTGAGTAGTCCCCGGACAACAAACGGTATCCGGGCCCGCTCCTCAGAATAGAGGAAGGATCATAATTTCCGTCAATGCATGGTCGCATACAAGAGTACTTTGTAAGAGCCTTGAACATGGCCAGTTGAACTGGTTTCAAAGCCCAAGCCAAAGGCTGACTCTTAGTTATCATCCGCACCTTGAGAGGTTCAGGCAATGCAATCGCCTCCACCACATTCTCAGGGAGTTCATCAGGAATCTGGAATTCGTAACCAAACCCTACGTTAAAGGCTTCGCTTTGCTCGAAGGGCTGGAAACGGTATCCATCTCTCTCCCGTTCCACCGCATCTTTGGCTCTCCATTCAGAGAGGGCCCATTGTGCGATGATCCCGGGAGCAGCATCCAAAGTACAGTCGAACCGTTTGATTTCATGCACACAGGCAAGACG